ATGCCATGGAACATCATGAGAACGGAATCGATAGTCAGCGCGGTGTTCGCGCTCGGAACCGCCGCCAGCGCATGGTTCGGCTGGCCGTTCGCGCTCACCGCCGGATGCGCCATCGTCAGCGCCGTCTTCGCGCTCATCGCCGGAAGGAAGGACTGACATGACCATCGAATACCTGAGCGTCACCGACGTGTCCAAGCGCCTCGGCATCAGCACAGCCGCCGTCAGCGCCTACAAGCTCCCCCAACCGGACGCCCTAATAGGCCGCACGCGCGGCTGGCTGCCAGAGACCATCGACCAATGGAACGCGCAACGCCCCGGCCGCGGTGTCGGCGGAGGAAGGCCACGCAAACGTAAAACGTCCGAATAAAACGAAAAGACGCCCCTCCCCCGGCCTTGAAAAGCCGGAAGAGGGGCATGTGTTGTTAAAAAACGGGTGTAAAAAATTCCACGGATACTATAATTCCGCAAATTTTTCCACGCCCGAGGTTGAGTTTCCGGCGCGAGTTTGAGTCTCGCGCCCGAAAATTAATCACTGGCCGTCGGTGACGGTGATCCTGAGCTTGTCGAGCTTGGCCTTCACCGCGTTTTCCACGGCGGCAGCGATCTAGTCGGGGTCGGCGCCCTTGGATTCGGCCAGGGTCTTGACCATATCGGTCAGGTCGGCGACCTGACCGGTCAGGTCGGCGACCTGACCGGTCAGGTCGGTGATGAGTCCGAAAACGTCACGATCCACAACCTGCGAATTTTTATACGCCATCACGTCGTGCGGCATATTGGTGAGCAGGTTATACGCGTCTCGGTTGCCGTTGATGCGTGGATTCTTGTACTGCCACACTGAATCGGTGACCGCTTTAGCGATCTTGTTGATGTCGTCGTTGGTCAATGCCATGTCTACTCCCATCAGTATTTGGTTTGCCCTGTTGATTATCCGGTCCACCGGCAAGGCGTTGACGCACCTGTCGGGGCATCCGAAGTGGTCGGTGCCCGGCACCTCGCGGTGCAGGACGATGTTCCCACAGCGGTTGCCGCTGTTGTCGTGCCACAGCACGCCCCACCCGTACCGCCGCGCGATGTCGGCGCATAGTCTCGCGGATGCCTCGACCTCCGCGTCCGTGACCGGCACTCCGGCCATGCCGCCCTCATGCTCGATGGTGATGCCGGAGCAGTCCGAGCGCCAGTTGGCGTCGGCCCACGAACCGTTCACCTCGTCGACCCACTGATAGACGGCACCGGTGCCGCCGACTCCGTAATGGCTGGCGGCCTGGAAGCTGAATCGCTGGAAGCACGAGTCGGTGCCGGACAGTCGGCCGACCATGATATGCAGTGTGATGTGGTTGACGCTCAAGCCCAGCCGGCCGTCGTAGTGGTTGGGAGAGCCCCTCCATTGCGCGAAGCTTGCCCCGGTCATCAGTCCTCCGAAGTATCGTCGGTCTCGGAGCGTTCGGTCTTCGGCGTGGTCTTGGCCACGGCGGAAGCGGCGCTCAAGGCCGCGCTCTTCGCCGCGCTGATGCCATTGACCACGCCCTCCTTCTTTAATGCGTCCACAAGCTGCTGGCCCGCAAGACTGGCGCGGGTGATGTTCTGGTTTTTCCACCAGCCGTAGATCGTGCCGATGACGCCCACGACACTGAAGACAGTCGCGGACACCTGCTCATTGGTAAAGGGCAGGGTATTGTAGCCGGCCAGATTCAGGCCGGCGTTAATCAAGGCGTAGAGGGTGACCACGATGGTCACTCCGGCCTTGACGCGCTCTCCGGTCAATCCCGGCAGATTGGTGGTGGTGTTTCCATTGGCGTGTTCCGCCATATTTGCCTCCTTAATAAGGAAGGCCACCTCCGAAGAGATGGCCTCATGTTGAAAATGTCAGTCCTTGCGCGCCCCGTGGTTGAACACCAGGAAGACGACGCAGAGGGCGGCGTAGATGCCGATTGCGAGATAACCCATCAGTCCTCCAATGTTTCGGGTGCCACGTCGGCGCGGAGTTCGTCGGGCAGGCGCGGCTTCGGATGACGCTTGAGGAAATCCGGCTCGATGATCTCGCAGAACAAACCTAGCCAATGGAAAAGGTCGCGGGTGTAGGCCGTGAGCGTGAAATACTTCCGCTGCTGCTCCTCGAGGTGCTTTATCTGCTCCTCCTGCGATTCCACCTGCTCACGCAATGGCTTGATGACCGAATCGGTCAGAATATCGCATGCCTGGGCCGCGATCTGCGCCGTGTCCTTGCGACGGCTGGAGATGGCGCCGATGATCGCTCCGACTCCACCGCCGCCGACTAGGGCGACTATCACCGCCGTCCAAAACTCCGAGCTGGAAAAGAGGTCGATGGGTGGCATCAGTCCCCGGCTCCATCACTGCGCCATGTCTTGATCTCCGTGACGGTGGCGAGCTGACTGGCCGTGATCGTGGTCTCGTCCCTCGTGTCCATATCAGCCAAGGTCACGTCCGTGGCTTGACGATCGGCGAACGTCGCGCTCAGCCCACGCGTGTAATCGCACCACGTCTCACCTGACGCATCCTTGTGATCGAAGGTCAAACCAAGCCTGAGCAATTGCCTTACAAGACTGCCCTTCGGTGGACGCAGGTCGAGAATTCCATCCTCCGTCGTTACGGTCGTCGTGTTTTCGTTTTCGGATGCCATCGCATCCTCCTTCCTTTTAATCGTGGATCATCCGATGACGTTGTTGCCCATCGGGATCTGCAGATTGTTGAGATCGATCCACATGGTGTGTTTTCCGCGGGTGGGGTCGTACCACCAGATGTCGCGGGTGGTGCGTGGGATGAACAATGTGCCGACTGCGAGGAGGTTGTTGTCCGAGCGTTTGAAGGTCACAGGCCAATCCCGCTCGTCATCATCCACGTCCAAATACGGGTAGACGCTGTATTTGCCTTGCATGGCCCGATACCATTTGTCGCCGTCGATGACGCGCTGGTCGCCGGCGGCGTTCGGATTGGTCAAAGCCACGCGGCCTTTGAAGCACAACAGCCCGCCGCGCGCGCAAGCGTAAATGTGCCGCGTATGGTCGCAGTCGACCAGATAGTCGTCGATGCACAGCCATCCGCTCGTCCAATTGCCGCCGGCCGGAACGTATATGCCGCTCGTGTTGTGGCTGGACTTGCCAAGATCGAGTCGTCCGGGCGAGAAGGTCGCCTGCTTGGCACCGGCGCCATCGAAGATGTCGTAGCTGCCTCCCGTGTTGACAAGCGCGCTCCATCCGGACCATTTGCCGCTCACCCGTTTACCGACGCGCACACCTTGCGATGTCATGTTGATGCAATCCTCAAGACTGCCGATGCGCGACTGCGCGTCAGAAGCGTGGGAGTTGGCCGTGTTGGCCGTGTCCTGAGCGTTCTTCGTCTCCGTCTTCGTGGAAAACTTCACATCCAGACTGTTGTTGTTCTGGGTGATTTTCGACGAGATTTCCTGCGTGACACCAGTCTTGGTGGCATACGTGCTGGATACGCTGCTGGTGATGCTGGTCTTCGCGACCGTGATATCCGACTTCGTGGCGAGACCGGACCCGTCACTGCCTTTGTAGGATTGCACCACGCCAAGAGCCACGCTCTTGGCCGTCTGGTCGACATACGACCTTGTGCTGAGCGTGTCGTAGGCGAGGTTCTGCGCGGTGCCCGACGTGGGTTCCGCGTCCTGGATCCTCGTGCCACCGCAGTTCGGACCGTCCTGCCACGACTTGTAGTCGCCCTGCAGCGTGTAATGGCCATTCCAATACGCCCATGGCAGCCGCGCCCAGATGTCGCACGTGGTGGAGCTGAACGCCATCACCTTGACCTTGACATCGTCGGCGTTGCGGATGCGGCTCACGGAGACGCCGAAAGCACTCGTGGCGGACGCTGACTGCTGCCATCCGTCCTTGACGAAGATCTCGAACTCCGCGTTCTGGGAAGCCTGGCCGTTGTACCCGTCGCCGGAGTACACGTGGATCAGGACGCTCGAATTGTCCCCATTACTGGTGAGATAGCCGAGTTTCACCCACTTCGCCTTACCCGCCGCGCCACCCAGAGTGAACGTGCGGGTCGCGCTCTTCCGCAACGTTTCGGTCGCAGCCTGCGTGGTGTATGTGTTCGCGACCTCGGTTTTGATCGAGGATGCGGTCTGGCTGATGCTGGATTGCATGTCGGAGCGGGTCGGATAATCACCTTTCGGCTGATACGACTGCGCCACAGTGGTCTTGAAACCGCTGAGATTCTGTTCCAATGAGCTGACGCGGCTCACGTCGGCCTTGCCGTCGATCTTCTGCGACAGGGTCGTGTTGATCTTGTCGGCCTTCTGGCTGACCTGGCTGATGGTGGTCGTGTTGCCTTGGGTGGTCTTGGCGACCTCCTGCACCTTGCCTGTGATCTCATTCGCCTTCTGCGTCAAGGCGGAATTCGTGGCGTAAGAGCCCATACCGTCCTTGGACTGGTATTTCTCGCTCACTTCGCCGCGAATCTGATTCGCGGTCTGCGTCAGCTGCGACTGCGTCGCATAGCCGCCCATGCCGGATTTCGGCTGGTACGTGTCCGCCACCGAGGTTTTGAACCCGTTGAGATTCTGCTCGACGGACACCACGCGCGTGCTGGTGGCCGCGGCCTCGGTGATGTCCCGGAAGCTCACGTCATCCCACAGGATGGTGCCATTGGCCTGATGCATGACTTCGATCCGGACCGAAGTGATCGAACCATCATCAGGACACTTCCAATCTACATGCGTTTCCGCCCATGACGTGGATTTGCCGCATTGAGCATCGGCGATGCATGTTCCGTCTGGTTTTGCCAATCTGAGTTTTTCAGCGCCCGGATTGACGTTCGACGGGACCGACCCGTACCAGACGCAGTAGCCCGACAGGCGATACGTGCGTCCCTTGGTGACCGTTATCGCGGTGGCTGTCCCAGCCATGCCTTTCGCATGAGTCAACGGGCATCGGTTGTCTCCGGTGGCCGCATCGCAGACCAGGACATGCGCGCCGTGGTAGAACGACCCGACCGAAAGCCTGAATGGGGCCTTGAGACCCATCCACCATGCAGTGGATTCGAAACCGCCGTCGGTGATGAGGTTGTCACCTGCAAGCGCCGCGTTGACGAGGTTCGAGGTCTGACTGATGGTGGTCTTGTTGGAGTCGGCCGTCGATTTGGCCTCGTTCGCGGTCTTAACGGTCGCGTCAAGCGTTTTCGCCTGCTCCGTGATCCTGGTGGACAGGCCGTTGGCGGTCTGTTCCACCGTGGTGGCCTTGCTCATCGCGCCGGACGCGGTCTTCGACACCTCGGCCACCTGGGCGGTGATGCTGCCGGAAGTCTGTTTCAGCGCACTGGTGGTGGCGTAAGCCGACATGCCGTCCTTGGGCTGGTAGGTCTTGGCGACAGTGGATTCGAAACCGTCGAGGTTCTGTTCGAGCGAGCTCACGCGGCTCACGGCTCCGTCGGCGGTTGTTTTGACCTGTGAAATGGTCTGCTTGTTACTGTCAGCGGTCGACTTGGCCTCGTTCGCGGTCTTTGTCGTGGCATCCAGCGTCTTGCCTTGGGCGGTGATCCTGGTGGACAGGCCGTTGGCGGTCTGTTCCACCGTAGTGGATTTATTCATTGCAGACGTAGCGGTCTTAGAGACTTCGGTTACCTGAGCGGTGATAGAGTTCGCAGTCTGGGTCAGAGAACTGTTGGTGGCATAGTCTCCGGCGGGTTGAAGGTCTTCAGGGGCGGGTGACCAGTCAGTGGGCTTAGTGCCTTTTTCGAGTTTGATATGCCCCTTCTGATTGGTCGGGAAGGATGCACGCATATAGGCGGCATTAGTCGGGACAGTCAGGATTCTTGACCATGGTGCAGCAAGATTAGTCATCGCGCCAGTCGGTCGGCTGATGAACTTCTTATCCATATCATAGAATGCCACGCTCACATATGTATTGCCTTCGACCTTGATGTCACTGGAAAGCACATAAGCAGCTTGAGCAACAGACACATAGGCTGAAGTCCAATGCGTTCCCGTATCAATAGAGCCGGAGTCACCACTCGTGTCGATTCGTCCGGCTACGCCACCCGACAGCACGATACGATTCGTTCCACCGATAGAGAGATTTGCAAATTCTGTCTTAGTGGTATATGTCTGGCTAACAGTCGTCTTAAAACCATTCAGATTCGCTTCGAGATTCGTCGCCTTATCGACGGAGCTCTGTGCGGTCTTCGCGGTCGAATTGATACTGGCGGTCAGGGAATCCGAAGTGGCCTTCAGGCTCGTCTGAGTCGCATACGTGGCGTCCGCCTGAGACTTCGTCGCATAATTCTTCGACAGGTTCAAAGACACCACGTCGGCGGTCTGCTGGGCCTTGGAGGCGGCGGTCACGGCGCCGTCGGCGGTCTGCTTGACCGAGGACAATGAGGAGGATAGTCCGTCGCTTGTGGCCTTCAACTCCGCCTTCGTGGAATACTTCTCGTCCGAGGCCTTCGCGGTCTGATAATCCTTGCTCAGGGTCGCGCCGAACCCATCCGCTGTGGCCTGCGCCTTATTCGCGGCGGTGACGGCACCATCGGCGGTCTGCTGCGACCTCGTGATATTCGCCTGCAAGCCGTCGGCGGTGGCCTTAAGCTCCGTCTTCGCGGCATACTTTTCATCGGCATCGGCGGTGGTGGTGTAATTCTTGCTCAGGTTCGCGCTGATGCCGTTGGCGGTCTGCTCCACCTGCGACACCTTGCTCATGGCATCCGAAGCGGTCTTCGTATTCTGCGATACCGTCGAGCTGAGGCTGGTCACGGTCTGCCGCAAGTCGGTCAGGCTCTTGACCGTGGTCTGGCCATCCGAAGCGACACCCTCGATACGCGTGGACAATTCGCCCAGCTTCGTCGTGTGCCCGTTGACGGTCGTGGACACGTCACTGATCTGCCCGGCCAGCTGGTCGCCCTTGTCGCTCGCGGCCTGAGCCTTCGCGTCCACGTCGGCGATGTTCTTGTCCAAGGCGGCCTTGTCGGCATCCACCTTCTGCGACAGTTTGCCACCGGCGGCCTTGACCTGATCCGCTTTTGCATCCACGGCGGCGATACTGGATTTGAGCGCCGTCGTCTGCGATTCAAGGTCATTCTGCGCTTTGTCAGCCTTCGCGTCAACCTTGGCGATGGCCGCATCCGTGGCCTGCTTGTTCGCGTCCACCTCTGCCTGAAGGTCGGAGCGCACCTTGTCGGCCTTATCGCCAGCCGCCTGCGCCTGTTTGCGCGCGTCATCGATACCCGCCTGCGCATCCTGCCGGATCTGCTCGCCCTGCCTGATAGCATCATCCGCCTTCGCGGCGGCATCATCGGCGGCCTTCTGCAACTTTTCCGCGGTTTCTCTGATTTGATTCTGGTCGACCGGCTCGTCGATTGTGACGACCAGATGGTCGGACTCATCCGACATGTTCGGAGAGGGATTTCCCTGCAGGTCGTGCGCGTTGTCAGCCGCGACGGCCCACAGTTCCACGACGCTACCGACCGGCAGACGGCCGGTAGCGAGCTCTCCCGCCGTGCGCATGCATCCGATGTCCAGCACATCTCCGCCGTCCGGCTGGGCGAAGATCTCGATATGGTCGAAGTCATCGACCATGCCATACTCGAGCGTGCCGTCCCAATGGACGAGGGCGACCTGCATGGTGCTGGTCGCGCTCAGTCCGGTCGGACGTGACGGTGCCTGCGTATCGCCTGCGTTTGTGGCTATCTGGTCGGTGCCGGATCCTCCAATAATGGTCTTCGTACCGTCCGCGTTATCAAAAGACACCATTCCGGAAGGCCGAGTACGCAGACTCTCGACGCCGATCATGGCCTTCACCGCCAATGAGAGCGGGAGGATGCGCTCATCCGGAAGCAATTCGGAATGCCTGACCATTCTTGGTCTCCTTTCCATCAGCCGAGTGGGTCGGCCACTGGGTCGAATTTGAGTTTGACGAGGCTCGTATGGTCGCCGCTCATCTGCATAAGCCTCATCCGATAGGTGCCGTCGGGCCAATCCGGGAATCCGTCGATGGCGACGTCGAGGGTCTCGCCCGGCCAAATGCTGCCGAGCGGGTGCAACGGCATTCCGGAGGCGTCCACGTCGTTGGCGTCGATGTTTCCGGACCATTGCGCGAGTGGCCGGCCGTTGGCCACGAGAACCGCATCGGCGTCGGCCTTGAGCAGTTCCCACGACGTGCAGTCGGTCTCGGATTGGACTGTCTCCCGCAATGGCAGTGGATCGGACGTTTCGGTCCGCGACAGGTCCTCGGCCAGCGCGCACAATGTGGCCTCGTCCTGTCCGCTGCCGGTCATGTACACGCGTTGTATGGCTCCGTCCCTGTCTACCTGTGGGTCATGCAGTGTGCCGCCGTACCGTCCGGTCCACAGGCCGAGGCGGGTGGATTGCAGGAGATGCTGGTCGGCGTCGGAGCCGGCGAGGAGCTGGAAGTCGAGGTGTGTGGAGTCGATGAGGCGTGGACGGAATTGGATGTCCGGTCCGCCGTCGGTGTTGGCGATCCTGTCGAGCAGGTCGCCGCACTTGTGGTTCGCCACGTCGAAATCCTTCCATGTGACCGGTGTTGAGGATGGTTCCTCGGTCACGTGCGGACCGTCCGTGCCGGTGGTCGTGCCGGTCTTCGCGCCGGAATCGTCGAAGGTGTCCACCGTGGTGGTCGTGGTGACGCTCACGCGCGTGCAGTCCGCCTTTCTGACGGTGACGGTCTTCTTCACGGTGGTCTCCCTGCGCAGCGTGATGGTGCGGGTCGTGGTGTGTGTCCGTGTGACCGTGCCGGTCTTCGTGTGCGCAGTGTAGGGCTTGGTCTCGGTGACCTGCCTGGTCTGCGATTTGACGTGTTTTTCCGTCACCGTGGTGGTGTCGCCGTCGACAGTGGTCTCGATTGACCCGTCGGGCAGACTCTGCCTCGTGGTCTTCTTCTCCCCCGTCGATGTCGAGGAGGTGGTCGCGTTCTCGACAGGCAGGTGGTGGGTGCCCTTCTCGCCGAGGTATGGGAGAGTGATGGGCAATGCGCCTCCCGGCTTGAGCTCGGTGCATCGACGGACGATCTCGCAGGCGATGGCCCTCCACGACAGTCCGTCCAATGCGAGGCCGCCTCGGCTGGTGTGTCCCTCGTCCGCGCCGAAGCGTCCCTCGGTGGCGAGCACACGATCGTTGAGGAAGCTTTTCAATCCCATGACGGGAATGGACACGCTGCCGCGCTTGCTGGACCTCACGCCGATGATACCAGCCACGATCGGCCGTCCAAGCGAGTCCGGCTCGTCCATCGTGGTCTTCCAGCACAGGACGATGCCGCGCCGGTACGGTTGGATGGCGCGTGCCTTCTCCTCCGGCGTGTTGCCGGGGATGGCCGTCCATGGCAGGTCGAGCCCGCCGATCTCGTCCTCTCCGACGTCCTTGCTTTTGGTGGTGGACAGGGCGCAGTCAGCGACGGTCATCGACCAGGTGAAGGCCGGCAGGTCGATCTGTTGCGCGATCTGGCCGCTGACGGTGTCGAAAAGATACGCGCGCCACGACATCAGCGGAACACCCCTATGTCGGTGACGGTCAATTGCTGGATGCCGTACAGAGTGACCGGTGCCGTGTTCGCGGCCGGGTTGCCGCACACCCACGCCTCGACGGTGTGCTCGCCCTTGTTGAGGATGGTGTCGTAGTCGACGCCCTTGGATTCCGCGAAACGCCACACGCCGATCTCGTCGAAGGCTCCCTTGATCCACGAGCTCGCCTCGTTGACGCCGCTGTTGAGCACCTGTCCGTCCGCACGCAACTGCACGAAATAGGAGCCCATGAGCGAATTGTCCGTGCCGCAGGAGGCGCGCGCCTTCCACGCCACCTTGACGGTGCGGTCGGTGGTCAGGCGCAGGCTGACGCTGCACCGTTTGACCCACTGCCTGTTTTCGGGGATCGTGTACCGCTGGTTGACGTTCTGCGAGGCGAGCACGCCCGCGCTCATCCCATACGGGTAGGCGTAGTCCGCGGAATGCGGTTTCGTGGCCTTCGCGGTGCTCGACGCTCCGGCGGGAAGAAGCATGTCGATGACGCGCGTGCATCCGTCCGGAGTCGCCGGGGCCGCTGGATTCGCGGCCGGCGTGCCCTGGGTGACGCCGACAACCACCTGATTGTCCGAATCACCCTGCGACATGTCGTGAGCCTTGATCCACACGCGGTCGATGCGCGGCCATGTGGAGTCGCCGGCCGCGACTGCCGTGGTCTGGCCGCCGTGCCAATACGCTTCGGTCTTGCCGTCCGCGTCGCCGCGTGAGCAGATTGCCACGCCGGCCGCCACGTCGTATTTCAGGTCGTTGCGTCCGGTCACGTCCAGTCCGGTGACGATGCCGGTCGACGCCCACAGCGCGTCGATGATCTTGCGGTGCGTGAGCGGCGTGACGCCGTTGCCGGAAGAGTCCGGCTGGACCCCCAAAGCGGTAGCCATAAGTGTTGTACCTCCATTAGCTGAAACGTTTATCGGTCACATGTAGGCGTCATGCGTGACGCACGTCACCCATCCAGAGCCCGAGGACTGGAGCGTCACGCCAAGCGAACCGCCCGGCTCGATGACCGGGAAGCCGCGGGCGATCAATCCCCTCGACACGTCCACGCCTCCGATGGTCGCCGAATGGGAGCGCGAGTCGAGGATGAGCGGCGTCACGCCCACGGGTTGTGAATACGCAAGACTCGAACCATCCTGGAAGGCGACGGCCACTCCATCCGGGAAAGGCCCGGTCGCCTGAAAGATCGGATAGGCGCGACTGGTCCCGTCATTGTGCAGCACGCATGCGTTCCGAGAATCCGAAACCTCGACGCCGTACTGCACGGGATACTGCAGGCCTGTGGCCTTGCCACCGTAGCGCAGTCCTCCGAGACCACTGTCGGCCTGCGGCCAGATTTGCACCTTCTGCGGCTGCGATGACAATCGCTCGGGCCGCTCGAAAACGATTGTGATGGTCGAATCCGCGATGCTGCCGGACCGATAGTCAGGCTGCTGGATAAGCACCATATATCCGCCACTGCAGCAGGTATCCTCGGTGCCGTCGACCACGCGCATCCTGACCTGACGATGCACGAGCCTGCGCACACTGTCCGTCAAAGCGAGCAGCGCGTCACGACTGGAGGCGTTGGCATTCCAATGCAGAGTGACGGTGCGGCTGGCGTAGGAGATGTCATCCTCGCTCACGTCATGTCCACCGTCACCCTGCCCGCGCGCCGTCACATTGACTTTCGCGGCGGGAGTCGACCACCAGCCCTCGATGCCGCCCTTCGCGATGCACAGGCAATCAAGATCACCAGAGCCTTCGAAGCGCACCGGCTCCAAGCCGGAGGCCGACAATTCCGCAAAATAAGCCACATCGGCCTCCTTTTATCGCAATTGGTGTCGCGCAGTGCGCACGAGGATGCTCGCATCAGCCCATGGATCCGAGCGTTCGGGGATGTTGACGTTGAGGTTCACGGTCCGATCGCCCTTATCTTTGACGTCAGCGCCGAAGATCTTGACGATCTGCTCTCGCGTCAACACGAGTTCGGGCTGCTTGGTCTCGTTGGCCACGAGGTGTCGTCCGGGCGGCAGGATGCCGCCGCGATCGTACAGGGTCGGCCTATCGTCTCCGACGATGCCGCCGAGCGCGTAGCCGCCCGCACGATTCATTCCGGCCAACGACCCATACCGATGGATCGCGTAATTGCAGCCGGCATAGATGTTGGCGAGCGGGTCGGTGATGCCACGCGAGCGGTACGGCCCCGCATAGGCATTGAATGTGCCAGGAATGGTCTGCATCAGGCCCTGCGACGGCATACCCGCTTTGGCGTTGGAATCCCAGTTGTTGATGGCGTTAGGATTGCCGCCGGACTCCTGATTCATTCGGCGTAGCACGGTGTCGGCCCAGCTTGCTGGCTGGCCCAATTCCTTGAGCACCTGCAGGACTAGGCTCCTCCAGCGTTCCACGCCGCCACCGACCGAACCATGATATTGGCCCGCCTCGGATTTGCTGGTCCACTTGGATGCCAGGTCGGACGCCATCGACTTGACCTTGTCGACAAGCGCCGTAGCGGCACTCACCGGCAGTCTGCCGACCATCTGGCCGAACTGGCCGCCGCTGATTCCCGCCACCTGCGATTTCACAGGCGTGAGAATCTTCGACGTGACCCAATCCACAGGATTCTTCACAAAGGCCTGAGCTGTCTTGGACAAATCCTCGATGAATTTCTTTGCTCCGGACGCCGCTTTGCCGGCAACCTTGCCAATCTTGGAGGCAATGCCGCCTTTGGCGAAGCGTTGGACGCCATCAAGACCCATATCCTCACGGACGGCCTGCACGCCATGGTGGCGAGCCAAAGCGTTCCAGCGGTAGACGTTCTCCGCGCCGACGGCCTTAGTCCATTCCGGCACCATCCACGCCTCGCCCGGCGAGGTTATCGCCGGGATCGAATCGACACCGGGAGCGTAACCGGGGTTGATGCCGCCGACGGTGCCGCCGGTTGCGAACTTCACCGTCGGAAGGGAGAGTTTCAGGCCGACGGCGCCGGCCACCGAATCCCATACCTTCTTGATGCCGTTCGTGTACACCGTGTTGACGACGAAGGCCACCGGAGCCCTTGCGGCCTTCTTGACCTGATCCCAGCTTCGTTTGATCCAATCCTTGGTGGACTGGAAGGTCTGGCCGATGGCATTGACGGCATTGGAGATAGGAATCTTCACGTTGTTGTCGAACCACGTGCCGACCGAGCTGAAGACGCCGGTTATCCGGTCTTTGGCCGTCTGGAAAATCGACTGGAAAGTGCCCGGAATCCCCTGGAAGAAGCCGGTGATGGAACCGGGAATGCCGGCAAACCAGTCACATACCGCCTGCCACTTGGATTGCACCCATTGGCCAGCGGAGTCAAAGAAACCGCCGACAGCGGCCGGAATACCCGAGAAGAAACCTCCGATTGAGGATCCAACACCTGAGAACCAGTCGCAGATGCCCTGCCATTTGGTCTCAACCCACTGGCCCGCCGAATCAAACCATCCACCAATCGCCGATGGAATACCGGAGAAGAAGTCGCCGATCTTCTGACCTGTGGTCCCGAACCAGTCCTTGACACCGTTCCAACGGTCCTCGACCCATTGGGCCGCGCCGTCGAACTTCGACTGGATCTTGACCATCAGGTCGCACCAATTGGTGTTGATCCAATCGCCGGCGTCGCCCCATGCCTTCTTGATGCCGGCCAGAGTGTCCTGCTGGGCTTTGACCTGCGCTGCCGTATTGTCGGCCTGTGCCTGCCCTGCCTCGGAGGACGCGCCTTTGATGCCGTTCCAAGCCTTGACTCCGGCATCGCGTTGGCCGGAGCTCATCGAAGCTTGCGCGGAACCGGTATTACCTGCGAACCCCTGCTCGTCGGCTTTCTTTCGAAGGCTTCCGAGTTTGTTCATTCCGGTTTTCGCGGCACCCACGGCCATTGATGGCCAGTTCAGCGGATTCAGGTTGTGTTCCCATGTGGAGTTCTTGATTCCGAGGAACTTGTTGTTTTCCTGTGCGGCCTTGTACCGTTTCTGGTAGTCGGCGTATGACTTGTCGCCCTCGCTGAAACCGGGAATTTTGTTCAGTTGACTCCATGCCCACTTAGGAGTGCCTTTTTCGACGTTCTTCGCAGCTGAAAGCATTGCGGTTCCACCGGCTGCGATTCCAACCTTGCCGACGGTAAGCTTTGACAGCCATTTCGGAGCCTTCAGCCCGCCGAGGAACTTGCCGAACGATTTCAGCGCGTTGCCAGCGGTCTTGATGCCTTTTCCGGCGATGCCGAAGCCTTTGCCGATATCCTTGGCGACACCGAAGATGTTCTTCAGTATCTTGAATCCTTTACTACCTAACCACAGGTAGATGGCCGTATCGAAGATGGTGCCCTGCTGGTCAGCGGACAGACCGTTCCACGCCTTCTCGATTGATGCGAGCAGGTCGAGCAGTGGCTTCAGACCAGCAAGCGCCACATTGGCGGCTTTCAAGGCCTTGTTCAAGTTCGACTTGTCGCCATCCGCCGGGGTGTTGAAAAATTCACCCAATCCGGGAAGGTTCTTCAGCACCTCGCTGGCAGAGTCGCGGATGCCGAGGAGGCTGTCTTTGAAGTCGATGAGTGTCTGGCGGTCTGCGTTCTCGAAGGCACGGTTGAACTCGTACGAGAATTCACCGGTCTTGATGAAATCGGTGAGACCTTTATACCCCCACCGAATCCGCTGGTAAGCGTCTTCGATGCCCGCATACGACTTCTTGTCGATGTGGAAAGATTCAGCCAATTTTTCGTTGACTTTGCCGGTCTCGACGAATTCCAATGATCCGGAGACCGCCTTGGCCACAGCCGAGCCGACATCTCCGAATTTCGCCGTAAAGCTGTTAATGACGCCGCTGATGCGGTCGACACCGAACGCCTCGATAATCTTCTCGATGGCCTTCTGGACGCGGTTTTTCGCGTTCTCCATCGCAGTGCCGATGCCCTGTGTGGCGTCTTTTGCCTGCGTCGTAAATGATGCGTACGGCCCGTAGCCGTCCTTATTGAGCTTGACGAGCGCCTTATTGAAGTCCTCGAAGGTGACCTTGCCACCCTTCATCGCCTCATACAGGTCGTTCTGCTTCGCGTTTGCGCCAAGGATGCTCTTGGCCAATTGGTTCATCTGGCCAGGCATTGCATTGACGACACTTCGCCATGCGGCGGCATCGACCTTGTTCGCGCTCAACATCTGGTTGTACTGTTCGATGGCGTTGGCCTGCAGCACTGTGTCTTTGCCGCCGGCCAGGACGGCATTGTTGAACGCCAATGCGATGCTGGTGGCCTCGTCCAGATTCTTGGTCAACGGAGCAAGCTGCTGGACCATGCCGATCATGCTCGATGTGGTGGTCGGCAGGCCGTCGATGCTGGCGCTGATGCGTTTGATGGCTGCGGCAGCGTCATTCGAGTCGTACCCCAAATTCTTCATGACTTTGGGGAAATTGTTCATCGTGTCGGCGCGTTTAATGGCGCCTTCCACATTGCTGGTGATGATGTTTGAGACTTTGCTGAATGCCGACTGCGCGAACCCGCTGATGGCTCCGAACTTCGCGGCTCCCCACGCGGTGAAGAAGCGTTCGGAATCTCCGACTCCCCTTGCGGCAGTGGTGGTGACGCTTGATTGCATGCTACGGAAGGAATTGATGGCATTGCGCGCCGATGCCGCGGCGGACGCGAAAAATCCCGACTGCTTGGAAGTGCTCGCGTTCAGATTCGTCTGAGCGTCGTGGAGCTGCGTCTGAGTCTCTTTCAGGCCCTTGCTGGCGGCTTTGAGTTGTTCCTCGGCCGATGTGACGGCTTCGGTCTTCTGCCTCGCCTTGCTCCTTGCGTCGTTGAGTCGTGCTTGGGCGTTGATGGCCTGTGAGGAGGATTGTCCGCTTTTGACGATGGTTTCCTGCAGTTTGACTTCGGCGGCCTGTACGCGCAGGTCGGCGCTTTTCTGCTCGTCGCGCGCTTTTGCGATCTGCGACGTGCACTGGCTGACCGCCTGCGCGGCCTTCTTCTCAGCCTGCTGCAGGCTCTTGACCTGCTCTGACAGCACGTCACGGCCAGCGGCCTGATTCATGGCGTCGGAGAATTTCTTGCCGGCATTCCGTCCTGCGGAGGTGGCCGCGGCCGTCACACCGCTGTTGAGCTTCGTGCCGAAAGCGCTCAGATTCGGAAGCACATCGATCCATGCGGCTGTGCCGGCCATGAGACCACCTCACTGTTCAGTTTTTCGATTGATCGCCCGTGACAAGCGCCATGAGCTCGCTCCGCTCCTGCGCGTGGAAGGCCTTGCTGTCGACAGACGACTGTTCGCGTTTGGACTCAGCCATCACGACAGCCGGAGGCTTGGTGCGAGGCCTGATGTCATCCTCTTCAAGGGGATGCTCCACAAATGGAGCGCACTGGGTGATGGTTAGCTGGATGTCACGGAGCATGTCGCCCAAATCGTGCAACAGCCATTCCGACTCACTCCAGCCATCACCAGCCAAAGCACGAAAGAAGACGTTGTCCGGCGGCATGTGGATTATCAGCGCATGCAATGCGCGGAGACTGATCTTGCGTTGCCAGAACTCTTGGATGGGGTCACGCGGCGCGTAGACCGCGCATAACGCGGCCTCCAATTCCTCCGCGTGACCATCGCCGTCAAGGAGCTCTAAAGCGTTGTAGGGTTTCCCTCGCTGTCCGACTCATGCACTTCATCGGCCGCGTCGTCGAGCAGGAGGAAAAGCAGGCTGATCTGTCCGCCGGCCTCGATGAAATCATCCCACTGGGCGCCGAGCAGCGCTTTCGCCAAGTCGAACTGGTCGTCGGACTCCTGCGCCTTCGCGAAGGCCTTCTTCTCCTCGTTTGTCTGGAAAAGCGGCGAATGGATCCGGAATTCCTTCGCGTCCGGCTCGTCGTCGATGGTGAACTCGATCCACTCCCGAATCTTCGGGTGGGATTCAAGATACTTCGCCTTCACGGCCTTGAGAGAGCGGACCTTGCGCTTCGTGTTGTTGTCGGTCATTGTTCAATCCTTTCAAAAAAATCAGTGTTCCTTTCGGCGAGAGAAGAAGGGAAAATCCCGCACCGGTGAAAGGAATCAAAAGCCCGGTGCGGGAAGAATCAATGTCAGTCGGCGACCGGCTGTGACTCGGAGGACGCTGCCTGATCGGACACCGGCTGCGACTGGGAGACATCAGCATGAAGCGCGGCACCGGCCTTGGCGATCTTCTCGCCCTCGTAGAACACCTTGCCGGTCTTCGGATCCTGGAAGAAGGTGAAGGTCTGGTCCTCACCCTCGGCGTCGGAGCGGTTTTTGGTGTTGTCGCCCTGATTGGTGACCTTGACGCGATACCCGGCCTCGATGCGGTAATGTGCCGCGTCGCCCACACCGTCCTGACCGATCCAGATCAGGCGGTAGTACGGGAATTCCGTGGTTTTTTCATCGGTGAATTCGAAGCCCTCATCCTTGTTTGCCGGCCACTGGGAGACGGGCAGGCCGTGGGCCAAGGCCTTGACCCATGCGTTCATTTCCAGGAAGGTGAGCTGCAGGGTGCGGGTACGTCCGGTGATGTCGGAACGCACCGGCTCCAGATCCTGCACCGCACTGGTGTCGGCGGACTCGATGCCGCGACTCATCTTCGCGCCATCAGTGCTGATGTAGCCCATCACCTTGAAACCCTCGGGCAGCTGATTCGGTTTGTTGGTTGCGGTGTCGAAGAAAGGATCCGGCATCGCGGTCGAATAGTCGGCGATAGCGAGCAGCTGAGTGCCCCACTTTCGCACGTTTCCGTTATTGTCGTTGAGAATGCTTGGCACATCGGTGATGGCTGCCATCATTTCCTCCTTAATTGAAAAATCATTGTGGTCTGGTGTTGAGCGTGATCGTCGCCGTGCAACGGCGCACGTCAGGCATTGAATGACTCACTTCTGAGAATGAGGTGAGCGTTGAGGAGTCGACGTAGCCATATCGGTTTCCATCGCCCTGCAGCTGAGAGAGAGCGGTTTCGACCTTGCTGATGGTTGCGTCCATGGAAGTCCAATCAGCGGCGAAGATGTCGATGTCGACGGCTCTGCCGCGCGTGAATCCATCGGCGGTCGTGCCGCCCGGCGCCGGAGAGACGATGACGGCCGGAAGGTTTGCACGCAGATTCTCCGGCACTTCCGCCGAAGCCTTGATCCCCGCCTTGTCTTGCAGCCATTGGATGATGATCGGCATCGGTTGCGGCCATGAGCCGCGAAGCGGAATCGCCATAATCAGCAACCCGCCTCGGCTATGGCGCGGCGAAGGTATCCCTTCTTCGGATAGATCCGTCCGTCGCCGTATTCCTTGGCGTCCGCATGCTCGTCACCGATGATGACTCGGGCATATGGTCTGCGCAGATGCGTCGGCGATTTCGTTCCAGGACGTCGTCCCTGCATGACGCGCACCGATTCGGCATAATGACGGTCGCCTTCCTTGAGGGCGATGCGCTTCACGATCGGAGCGATGCGTCTGGCCTTCGCGTTCAGAGCGGATTGGACTGTTGGGTTGGACAGGACATTGCGTTCCATCCATTCCTTGTCGACCTTGAATCCCTTCATGGTCACCTCCCGTCATCGCGGCAGACGTTGACCTGCATGTTCCAGGAAGTTGGTGTCAATCCGCCATCGAGCGCGACAGGATCGCCAATCACTCGATATTCGATTCCCCTGACGATCACCTTGCAATCCCGGAGCGTTCCTTGATAGGAGCGTGGGAAGTAGAGCGACATGGAGACGAGCAATCCTTCCGGATTGACGCTTGTGGCGACATTGTCCTGTGTCGGCGAGCCGACCAGCACGTTGCCTACCGATTCCTCGGACCATTTGCGGATTGGAGTGTTGTAGGCATCCATTCCGGCGATGCTTGGACGGAGCACCTTGACGGTTTCACCGTGGATCATGGTGCCACCACCTTTCCGGTGCTCATGTCGAGGGCTCCCGCGAGGAGGCGTCGCCTTCCGCCAAGCTCCTTCTCCTCGCTCGGCCACAATCGGAGGTCGCCGGTGGGGTTCTGGAAGCTGTAGGTGGCTTGGAATGGTCCGGCGGTCTCGCTCATGCTGCTGGCTCCTGATGGTGCGCCATTGGAATCGGCTTCCATTGCGCGCCTAACGGCAGCACAGCAAATGCGCTCACGGGTGAGGTTGCTGACCTTGTCCCATCTGCGATAGGAGCGGATCAGGTCGGACGCATACGCGATGAGTTTCTTCGCGCGCGTCTTCTCCTCGTCCGTGAGCGCATGCCATGAGGCTTCAAGATCGTCGACACTCGCGAAATCATCTGTGTCGGCCATCATCTGGCCTCTCAGTCGGTCACGGTGACCTTGACGGATGCCTTCTTGGAGCCGTCGGAAGTGGTTGCGGTGACGGTGGCGTTGCCAGCCTTCACGCCGGTCACGACACCGACGCTCTTGTCGGCATCAGCCTTGACGGTGGCGATGGAATTGTCGGACGGTTCCACAGTCCACGCGACATCCTTATTGGATGCGCCGTCGGGCACAACGATGGCCTTCACCGTATTGGTGCCATTGGTCTTGACGCCCATGGTCTTCTTATCAAGGCTCACGCCGGCGACCTTCACGGTGTTGGATGCGGAGCCACCGGCGACGGTCAGGAGCGCGTGGGCCTTCTGGTCGCCGTACTGCAAGCCGATCTCGCCGTACAGCTGCACCTTGTCGCTTGCGCCGGTCTTGGCGAGCGGCTCGGCGAAGAAATGACCCTTGCCGGGGATTTCGAGGAAGCGCGGGGCGAGCTGTTCGAGGGACAGGACGAGCAGCTGGTCCTTCGGCATGTACGGGTCGAGCATGATGTTGAAGAGGCCGAAATCGGTCTCGATGGTCTGCAGGTTCACGCCGCCGACGTTGCGGGTCTGCTCCTGATACTTCGCGTCGGTGACGAAGCAGCGGGTCAGTGCGCGCTTGAGAGTGGAGTTGACCACGATGGTGCGCGTCTCGGATTCGCGGATGCCGCCATTGTCCCAGGCCATCTGCGCGAGGTCGAGCACGTCGTCCGCTGTCAGCTGGGCGGCGGTGTGCTCGGTGCTCATCACGTTGGTGGTGATGGCTTCGAGGAGGCCGCGGGTGCTCCGCGCGCTCTGGTTGTCGGTCGGATTGTTGTAATGGCCGGAGATGAAGGAGGCTTCCACGTCGCGTGCGATCTGCTTGAGTTGCTGCTGGATCTGCCAGCTCAGCTCGTCAGCGGAGATGGCGGTGCCGCCGACCTGTACTACCGGCATGTTGTCGGTGTTGCGCTGTCCGGTCGCACCCTGCCGCGTGTAGGAGACCTCGACGGCCTCCTGGTGGATCTCGACCACGTTGTTGGCGTGGAAGCGGGTGCGTTCCTCGCCCTTCGGCGCGTCAGCGCCCTCGAGGCGCTGGCGGTTGGCGTCTGGGTCGCGCAGGTCGTAGCCCTGCCATTCGAAAAGAGTGGACGTGGTGTCGATGCCGCCGGTGAGTCCGCCGATGGCGGAGAGTAGCGGCGTGTCCTCGCGGCTTGCGGCGAAAAGCTCGCCGACGTAATTGGGCAGATTGTAGGTGTTGCCCTGTCCTGTGATTCCAGGCATGATGTCTTCCTTCCAGATTGGTGGTTACTGGCGCTTCGTGCCGAGCATGATGCTTTTGAGCGTCATGGAGGTCTGATAGTCGCCTTTCTTTTCGGCGGCTGCGATCTGCTCCCTGATGCTCATGCTTCCCTGCCCGCCCGGCTGGTTTCCCTCGCCGTCGAGCGGATGCCTGCCATTGCCGGATGCCGGCGGCTTCCCCTGTGTGCTGACGAGCTTGGCGACCTTCTCGGCTGTCTTGTCGATGCTTTCCTCGTCATCGCCGGTCACGAGGTCGGCGAATTCGGCGGGGATGCCGTGCTTGAGGCAGGCGTTGGCGACAAGGCCGGCGTGCTTCTGCTCCGCCAGCTGTGATTCGAGCTTGCGGTTGGCTTCGGTGGCCTTCTGCAGTTCGCTCTTGTTCGCTTCCTCCTGCTCATCGAATTTCGCGGCCTTGGCTTTCAAATCGTCGTAATCGGCATACTTGGCCTGTTCGCGGCGCAGACGGTCCTCGACGATGCGGTTGACATCGCTCTGGGAGAAGGTCTTCTCTCCTGCCGGCGGCTCGCCACCCTGCTGCTGTCCGTCACCGCCGGGTTCGGCCGGTGGCGCGACCATCATGATGTGACGAAGACGCATGATGAGGGATTTCGGCATGATGAAACGCTCCTTGTGTTTTCTCCGAATGTTTGAGGCCATCGTGGCCTTTTGACCAGGCATGACGGAGCCAGTGACCGCCCAAAAAATGGGATAGTGGCAGGTGCGGGACTCGAACCCGCGTTGTTTCAATGTCGTGGATTTACAGGCCACTGCCGTCGCCACTGGGCCAACCTGCCAAGAATGTGCTAAAATATATGAAGACCGGGGGTCCTCTGCGGCGTTGAAATAAAACGCAATGAGCGGAGGCGTGCTCCCGGTTGTTTCATTTCAATTTGATTTCCAATAAACCTTCACCGTCGAGAATGAAAAGTCTGCGGATTTTCCACTCACGATCGTTGTACTTCTCTAACTGGTGAACAAGCTTGTCTTTACGTTTCGATTGGCCAAGATCTATCACGAAACAGTCCTTGACGACATCGTGATTCTCTTTAGCGCTTCGAACGGCTTTGGTGATACGATCGGCGATTTTGCCAAAATCAGCTTTTGCCAAGGACTTCAATTCGCAAAGCTCGTTTGTTTCGATCCAACGGAAATCATTTGTCGCTGTCCTTTTTTCTATGTCTCTTGGTATCCATTCGACATGGTTCCCAAGATTCTGGAATCGTTCAAGGAACACGATTTCCTGCGGATATAACATATCGGTGGAGTGCGGAACTCCAACCTTTTCCTGACGCATGTACCATTCGCGATCGGTGACGCCAGCGAGTCCTCGCATTGAAAGCAGTCGTTCCTCGTTCTGCGCATGAGGCTGCTTCCAACCATCAGGGATGGCGGTTCCCGGACGGATTCCATCCGCGTATTTGCCCTTATGCTGTCGCATCGCGCGAAGGATATCGTCCACCGAATCGCTTCCGGCCTCATCCCTCGCTTTGAGATAGTCGTCGTACAATTCGTCGGGACGATAGCCCTCCACACGCGGTTTTTCATCCCATGATGGGACAATCTCGCAGTCGCATGCCGCATGGTACTTGTTGAACAAGCCTCCGGCCTTTTCGGCGCTTGCATAGACGAAGCCGCGTCCGGCGAGCATGGCACAGAACGCGCAGGTATGAAGTCCGGAAGGAACGCGTGCGAACCGGGGCCCATACTTGTCAAGCTTGGCTGCCGACCTGACGGTACTGCGACCGCCGTTACGCACTCCGACCGCGATAAGCCGATTCAGGTACGAGAGATAGGCGTTCGGATCATATCGCTCGTTGCCTTTGAACAGCATGCTTGCCTTCGCCCGAATCATGTCGGTCAAATCGTCATGTATAGGGTCGGCGAGTATCGGCTCGTATTTGTCGTCGAACCATTTCGACCGCATTTGCTTGTACCAGTCGGCTGCTGCGGTCGAACTGATGCTCCCATATTTGTCAATGATGGCGGGAACGAGTTCCAGCAGCATGTCACGCTGCTGTGCCGGTTCCATTCCCTGCAGCTGTTGCCACGCTTGGCCCATCTCCCGTTGTGCGAAGCTCACCGCCGTCTTCTGCAATTTGGTCAGAAGATTGATTTCCTTGCGGCTCGGAGTCCGGTTTGTCATTCCCGCCTCCGTTCATCCCGGCGAGCGCGTTCAATGCGCTTTTCGCTTCGGCTCGGCGCTTTTCCGATAGGAGTCTGGTGATTTGCTCGTCAGTGAAGCCGACTTCCTCCAATGCGACGGTCGTGTCGGCAAGCCAAGGGAAGGCCCCCACGAGTTTGACCATCGCGTCTCCGGCGTCGATGACGCTCGGCAGCGACGGATTGCGCCATCGTGCGGTGATGCCCGCCATCTCGTCGGTCACTTCGGTCGTACGGTCGCGAAGCATGATGATGTCCTGCGCGATACGACGAAGCGAAGCACCATACACGCGGTTCGCTGCCGAGCAGTCGATGACCAGATCCTTCTCCGCAGCATGCATCGCCTCTGCGCTCGATGGATTGTCCTGGATGATGCCGAGCGAGCTGACCGGCACATTCGTCTCCCCGGCGAATCTGCAGGCAAGCTCTCGCATCTGGTCGATATGCGGCTGCACGGACTGCTGGGTGATCTGCTCAAGCTTCGGCACGTCGCCATCCTCGTCCTTACCAATCATGTTCAATCGTCCGATGACGAATTCCCAGACTGGAATCGGATTGCCATCATCGTCCTTGAATGAATCGGGGTCGGCGCCGAGTAGGAGCCATTGCGGTGCCGAGTAGAATTCGGCGCTGACCTCGCTGCGCAGGACGGTGCGCACCGCGTCATCGGTGATGCTCATGACCGCGCGGTTGATGATCGACCTGCCGAAAGGCCTGTCGATGGTCGGCCTATAAGACAGCACCTCCACAGGCACACGGCCAAGACCATGCGTCCACACATCGTCCACGTACCATTCACGCCCAAGCTGGCAGGTGATGACTTGGAAAGGCGTCCATAGGCGGAATCGCGTAGGACGCGCGTAATCGTCGCTGTCATCGATGGTGAGCGCCGCCTTGAGACTGCGCGTACGGAAATTCCACAGGGCGCTCGACCATTGCGCGCTGTGCGGAATGGTGAGCACAGGCGGTTCCCCAGCCGACTCGTCGCCCTCCGACACGGCCATGAAGACGCACGAGTGGATCATGCTGCTGCTGATCGCCATCGGCAGCTCGATGTCCCAGCGGTTAGCGGAGAGAATTGGATTCAGGTCGAAGGAATCGTCGCTGCTATTCGGACTGACAAAGCCATCGAACATGCAGCGCTCGGCGTGTGCATTGACTGCTTTCGCTGGCCAGCCGACCACCTCCTCGAGATTCCGCATGCTCGGCGGGATGGAGAAGCCGATGTCGCGGAGCCGATGTTTTCCATCCGCATACCGGGAGCGCAATGAATTGCGCGCGCGCTTACGGTTCCACACAGTGACGAGATTCGATAAAGTGTCGTGCAACGCCGGGTCAAGCCCTTTGATATCGGTCGGTGGATTGAAGATGATGCCGAGGTCGCTGAAATCGGTGACCGGAGCGAGCAGCGATGTCATGCGAGCCTCCTTAATCGTTGTTTCCTGCCTGGCTTGCGTTTCGCGGTGAATGCCCCGTGCAATGCCAGAGTCGTGGCCTGCAGTGGACTTATTTCCACGTCGGAGCCTTTCTTGTTCCATGCGACCGCTCCGTTGGAGCCGATGTCGCGCAATGTGACGCCCTTCACGGCGGCAGCCAGCTGTGGCTGGTCCATATCACTCAGATGTGTAAGGGACTTGTCTCGAATCATGTCGAGCACGCGGCCTGTAGCCTGTCCTAATTGGCGTGTGTCGGTGACTGTCACACGCACATGCCGTTTCTGCAGGTCGGGCACGATGCTCATGGCCGGCGATTGCGCGTCGATGACTACGGCCGCGGTCTTGTGCCAGCGTTCCGCCAGCCAGTCAACAGCCCATTGGACTCCGTCGGTTCGAGTGGAACGGTATTCCTGTAGGGAGATGAACGCAGTGCCATCGTCGTGCTTGAACGCGAGTCCGATGGCCAATGCACTTCTATCCGGTGGCATGTCCACGCCGAACGAGAGCAGGCCATCCGTTTGTGGGTTGGCCACCTCGGTAGCGTGCCATGCATCCTCACCAATGACCTCGGTGGCTGTCCGTTCGTCCCAGATGCCGAGCGCTTCACGTCGGAACGAGTCTTCTGCAAGGAGGTTGCGCATGCGCAGGATTGCTTCCTCGCTGGTGCGTTTTGGATATGACGGATTCGCTTTCGCCCACGCGGTCCTGTCATCCAGATCGCAATCGCGGTCTGCACCGAGCTCGACGTAAAGCATGTCATCCGACTTGCCAGACAACGCGGTCGAACGTTTCTCCTCGAAGGCCTCGCATTGATCGCCCGGCTTCGGTGGATTGCCCATGAACACAATCAGCGGATTCGGACTTGTGTTCACGATTGGAATCAGGTTGTCCAACGCCTTGATGGTAAGAATCTGAGCCTCGTCGAACACTTCGATGTCGGCGGAGTGCAGACCTCGGCCGAAACCGTTCTCTCGAGCGCCGAACATGATGCGGCTTCCATTGGTGAAACGGATCTCCTGCTGCCCGTTTGCGCGGCGCACGGACTGCACGTATATGGAAAGCTTCGGATTGCGGGTCAGGTCGCACATATCGGCGAACGTCTCATCGGAGGTGCGCGTATGGTGCGCGGTCCAGATGACCAGAGTCCCTGCGCGTCCGGCGCACAGGATGAATATCGAAGTTCCGACGGTGAACGTCTTGCCGATCTGTCTGCAGCTGGACAGGACCGCTCCTCCGGATCCGCATGCGTACTTGCCGTCGGAGCGTTTTGCGAACAGAAGGTAGAGAAAACCTTTCTGCCAGAGGTCGTAATGAATCCCGGCCTTGACCGCCGCACCGTTGATAAGTTTAAAGTCGCTTGACGTGACGTCTTCCGGCTGCACGAGCCGCTGGGCAATTTCAGACAATCGACGCTCCGACATCCTCCGCCACCTCCGTCACGTCGTCGTTCACGTCGAACAGGCTGCCGGATTCCTCGGCCATACGCATCCGTTCGTCGAATTCGGCGAGCTTGCTGCTGATCGCCGGCAGCGCGCTGGCCGGAGTCGATGAATCATGAAGCGCTTCGCGCAGCCTGCCAACGATTTCACGAAGTGTGTCCTCATGGGATCCATCCATCATGCGTTCGAAACTGTGACGGTCGATGTCTGCCGGATGTTCCCGTTCCGCAGTCGCTGACGTCTTTGCCTTTCGTTTTGTTCTTGGTTTTGCTGGTTTCGGCAAGGACTCGCCATCGTTCTTCCTTGCCCGGTACGCTTTCGCCCGGCATGCGCCAGAACAGTATTTAGCCGGTTTCCCGCGCCCTGACGGCCTGAATTCCTTTCCGCAAATAAGGCATTTCACGACGCTTCACCTCCCGTCACGTTTTACAAACCGTCACGTTTTAAGCTTCCGGGGAGATATCGGCCCTATGCGGCGGGGGACGTGTTTTCCGGACCGGGAGGGGATACCGCCCCTAGATGTCGATTTTCCGAAACGGCACGCCGGTGGGTGGTTTTGATTGCTGCCCCAGCTGACCGGCCATGAGCCGTCGCACTTCACGTTGTGCCCACTCGAGTGTATGCGTGCCTTTGACGGTGTTGCACCATCGATGTGTCGGTTCGGTGTTTGTCCAGGAATATGGATTTCCACCTCTTGCGATTGGGATGATCTCATCCACGACGAAGCTCCAAGGATCTGGATATTTGAGTCGCAGGTCGATTGGCTTTCCGCAGATTCCGCAGGTTCTTCCGCTTTTGACCGCTGCTTTGTGTCTGGAAACGAGCTGATTCCGTCGCGATCCGTTTTGTCTGCGAACGTTTGGCTTATATGATGTCATTCGTCATCGATTCGATATCAGTCTGTGACTTCGATTCCGAGACATTGGAGCGCTGAGAGGAAGTCCTCCTCGTAGATTCGCAGGCCCCACGCTTCCAAGGCATCCCCCCTGCTGATTTGCATGCCCGCCTGTTCTCCTTGGTCGGCAATGCGTGTGAGCTGGTGTGCGATATCTTGGAGTGCTTCTTCCATCGTCGCTCCTTTGCTGAGAGGTTATTGGTGCCTCCGGCGGGATTTGAACCCGCGTCCACACGCGGCCACAAGGAAGAGAATCCAATAAAGACTCGCGGCCGGGAAGATCTACCACTGATTCCTACGAAGGCATACCGGCAGGCGGATTTGAGCATCACCACATCACGGAAGCACGGGATTGGCTTGCCTGCCACTGTTGGCGCATGCCCACTCTGACGGGAGTGGGCGGAGCGTGTCCGATATGCCGTTCGGACAGGACGGGACTGCAACCCAGGGAGTTAGGAGAATCCATGGCGGATATGAAAAAGGGTTCAAACCAAGTCACCTCGGTTTGAACCCTCTAATCCACTGACAATTTTGCGTTGCACTTTCGATTTTGTCAAATCGAGTCGCGTCGCATGACCTGTCCATGCACGTCGGAAAGCCTGTACAACGGCTGCCCCTTCACGTTTTCACCAACCGGTTGGAGCCTGCCACGCTTACGCCATGAGCGAATCGTGTTCGCATTGCACTGGAATCCGCATTCGCGCAGCAGTTCCGCGCACTCCCCCGCCGTGAACGCCCTGCCCGATTCGATGCACTCCCGCAGGAAACCCAATCGCACGTCGACCACGCGATGAGTGTTGCCGCACACCGGACAGTCAACATTTACCGCGCCGACCTCCGCACTCAGCTCCACGCCGCACAGAGGATTCAGGCACCTGCCGATACCATGCTTGGATGGCGGCACGTCGATGATGCCCAGCGTCTTGCGCACCACCCGCTCCCAGTCATGCCAAATCAGACCAATGTCCGGCAATCGTGAAAGACGATTGCAATCCGCGCAGATACTCAGGCATTTCAACACGGACGGATGAATCCTGCTATCGGCCCATGGCATGGCCGGCGGAGCATACAACCGCCGCCAAAGAGCGACAGCCAAATCATCGATCTCCTGCAGATGGTCAATCACAGACAACCTGACCGGCATCGGAGCCGAAGCCAAATTGGTCCGGCCGGGCTGATGGCCACCGTAATGTGCGGTGCTGTCCAGAAACTCGCTCAGGGCTTGGATCCATGACGGATAGTCGCGGAGCCATCCTCTCATTACGGCATCGCACTTGTCACACAGCGTATTGCGCAGATTGCACTCCCCGCCGCACACTTGGCACATGCCGGCGAGCGCTGGCTTGTTTTGGTTGGTTTGTGCTGGTTGTGTCTGGTTTGGTGTTGGTTGGGATTCGTTGTTTTGTTCGTTCATTTGTTCGATTCCCTCCGGCGTGGTAGTCTTCTGGTGGTGTCAGGAGCCCGGCCGGAAGGTCGGGTTTCTTGTTATTCGTGGTGTTGTTGGATGATTGCTTTGATTTCCTCTTTGGGGACTTGAGGAACCAGTGGCGAGATCTCATCGAGGCTGTATCCGGCCTGATGCCATTTGATGATCATGTCCATGAGAGTTTTCTTCATTTTCATTTCGTTTCCCTTCGCATTTGCTGGATGATTGTCTCGTATGGTTTGCGGTGGAAGATGCGTATCCACCATTCGGGGCGGCGGCCCCATATGGTTTTGACTTCGGTGAGGGGAAACCATGATACGTACCATTTTTGGCAATTTCCGCAGTACAGCACCTCGCCTTCCTCCTTCGGTCTGGGATGCTCATGGTCGAACGCTGGCGGCCTTGGCACCAAATAACTTCGATTGCTCATTTTGTGTCCTTGAGTGTGATGCGTTTCATTCCTTCGCCGCCTTCATTTCTTGGACTTCACCGTCGAAAAATCGATGATGAGATTGCAGATGGCGACCGCCGACGTTTTGAGCTGGGTTTTTTCCTCTTCGTTTTCGGCTTTGATGGCGAAAACGCCATCCTTACTGTTGAAATTGATTCTCATTTCGTGTCCTTCGTGGTTGGGCGGACGGTGAATGCGACGAGTCCGTCGGCATTGAACACCTTGACCGGCTCGCCAGTCCTCAGGGACATGGCCTGCGCGTAGTCGCCAGCATCGTCGATGTTCTCGAACGTTCTGATGCCTTCCGTGGTGACGACGTTGTAGCTCATCTTGCCGGCTCCTTGTCCGCGCCGCTCACATGTCTCCAGTCGCAGGACAGGCCGCCCCTCCTGTAGCCCGAGTAGACGACGCAGTCCACTTTCCTCTTGTCGGTCAGGGTGATGACGCATTCCGTGAATACGTCGGCCCCGGCGGAGCACTGCGAGTCGACGGACCTGACCGCATGCGCTGGCGTGGAAGGCTCCGACGCGCTTCCGCATCCTGCGAGCGCGGTGCAGAGGGTGAGGGTGATGGCGGTAAGTGTGGCGCAGATGGTGTTTCTCATTGTTCGTTCCTTTGATGGTGGCTGGCGTGGTGGTTCCAGAGGCGGATGGCTTTGTTGAGGCTTCTGCCGTCGACGTGGAGGATGCATTTGTGCCGGCAGTTGGGGCAGATGCAGCCGTAGATAGTGTTGACCGGTTTGCGGGTTCGGAGGTTGTAGATGGCGCCGAGGGTCAGGATGAGCGGCCGGGACTTGCGGCATGCCGGGCAGGGCGCAGGTCTGCGCCATTTGCGTGGGTTGGTGGCGATTCTGACGGTGTGCATTTCATTCCTTTCCGTAGATGGCGAGGCTTCGTATGCCGGCGCCCATGCTGTTGGAACATGTGTTCGGATCGTGGGCGATGATGTCGTTTCCGATGCCCTGGAAGCGGAGACTGGCGGTGCCGTCCGGATGTCGGATGAGTTCGAGTCGTCCGTCGATGACGACGTCCTGGTCGGTTTGGGCGATGCAGCGGCGGCCGATCAGGATGGCCGGGTCGGCCGACCGCCATTTATGCAGCGGGACGTTGACGCTCACCGCGGCTCCTCGCCTTCGTTTTCGCCTTGGGTGTCCTTTCCGGCCGCGTCGTAGCCTTCGTCGTACACGTCGTCGAGCAGCGTCTGGAACTCGGGAGAGGCGAAGAACGTGCTGATGGCGTCCTTGGCCACGCGTCTCCATGGCTCTTTGCCCTCCATGGGCATCTCGTTCCATGGGCGTGGATGGCGGGCCCCGTTGCGATACCAGCGCAGGTAGATGGCCTCGGCCACCTTGTTCTGCGTCTCCAGACCGATCGGTATGTTCTCCTGGTCTGCCATGATGGCTCCTTTCAGTATGTTTCCGGCGGTTCCGGCGCGGTACTGTCCGCAATGATGTAGGCGGCGAGCGCGACGCATAGGGT